CCGCCGAGTTTCAGTCGGGATCCTTCTGGCAAACTTGCCAGACGTTCAGAGGTTAATCGCTCATAAGGTTGCATAAAGACTCCTTAAAAAGTGCGTGCGAAGGCCGCCCGCAAAAAGCCAGGCCGATCGGTTGAATAGGGTGGTTAATATCAGTGAACCATCGGCTCGCCGCGCTCATTCAGCAGCACAACGACGGAATCACTTTTGATGATGGTTTTTTCGAAGATGTTGAAGGCGTACAGGCCTTTCTCAACGTTCGCAGAGGCGCGATAAGTTTTGCCGTGGTGTTGCAGCATTGTGCCCGGTAAAACCTCGCTACGTGGCACTGATGCGGTGCCGTAGTGCATTCCAATCATACCTTCACCTCAACCTGTTCCAGGAGGCCAGCGATATGCATCTGCCAGCGGTTCAGCACCAGTTTTTCCCGCGGTGCCGATACCGACGTCAGCTGCCACTCGTTATCGTTGAGCTTTTTGGCGGTGTACTGCTTGCCGTTGTGGGTGACTGTCATGATGCCTCCCGCTTTTCTTTGATGTCGGCGCGGAGGTGAATCTCTTTCCCATCAGCTGTCGGGAATATCAGGATGTCATCACGAACCGCGAGAAGATGGGCCACTGCAAATAGCGCCTCATCTGTGACATCAAATTTCTCACCGGTGAACTCGCGAACGCCGGGCGCCAATTTGCTCGGCTTTGAACGACCCGCGAAAATTCGCTTCGTCAGGCCTGAAAAACCTACTGTGATTGGGTTGCTCATAAATCCTCTTGGCCTTATCGCGGCGAACGGAACGGTTAATACAAGACTTCTGCGCTAATGGGCGGTGGATGGCCGCCAGTTGTCATAACTAAGCCGCCTCGGTGAAGCGACTGAGGTATGAAAAAACCCGCCGTAGCGGGTTATTCTTGCTGACTAACAATTTCAATTTTCACGTTGAATCCTGGGTAGTCCCGAGCGGAGTCTAAATCCTCAAGGATTGCGCTGTGCAATTCGCCAGTCGACAAATTCGACTCTTCAAGCTCAGCAACTGTTACCCTTACAACAATCTCCATACCATTACCCTCTGTCGTTACCCGCTGACGGGCGTAAAAAAAGGCCGCCACTGGCAGCTTTAATCAATTTCTTCAACCGTGATTTTGCAAACGATGGCGTACCGCTTCACCGGGTCACCATCTGCGTCCTCTGGGCGTGCATATGAATCGCGTGTCATCAGATAACTAATGATGTCGCTAACCTCTGACATGTCGGGGCGCTTCGTAAACAGAGCATCAGCACCAATAATTGCGATTGTCTCTTTCATACTTCACCTCATGTGATTTGCCCGCTGACGCGGAAGAAATGCTTTGGCGATTGGATGGCCGGCGCTGATCTCCGGCTTACTGGTTAGAGCGCCCGCACTACCAGTGACGCTGTCTTGAGGCGCAGATTGGTTACTGCTTGCCATGAGCGCTGTGAATACATCGGTCGAGCATCAGCCTGCTCATTCATCCAATCCCAAAACATTCCCTGTATTGGTCAGCGCCAACTCTCTGCCAGTGTTGCCCGTTCTCACGCCGTTCTCGCTCTCGCGCGGGGATACTCTCTCACCGACCGGATCGCACCCGGTGATACAGCACGTTTACGTGTAGGGGTCATAACAGGTCATTGACGCTGTAAATCTGCATGTTGTTAAAAAGCAGGCGACTTGCTGTCCGCCGCTGGCTAACTTCGCTCAGCTGTCGATGTTTCGTTTCGATGAGTTAAAGATAACCTTAGTTATGGGTGATGGCAATAACCTAATTTATAATTATCATCACATAAGTTATAATCTACTGATAACTAAATGAATTTATTTTTGTAAAAAATGTGGCGGGGGGGGATTCCTGGCAATAAAAAACCCCGCAATGCGGGGCTTTCAATCAAGGTGGGGTTTAGAAATAACCACTGTCTTTGCAGACGGATAGCGTTGACAGGGTCTCGGCATCATCTCCGCCCATACCAATAAAGCCAGCGTGAGGTTTGCCATTGTTGATAAGCATGACCATGAAAGGAGTGTTTCCAGCATAGCCGCCATATGAGTTTTTGGAATTAACCAGGCCGCAGTAAGCGCCTTTCCCGTTGCTCACAAACTTAGAGTGCTTGAATCTGGCACTTTCTGGATCCTTCAATTGGTCTTTCACTGCTGCCTCAACAGCATTTATCTCCTGCTTCGTGAGAGACCTATATTTCCAGGCAGTTGCCGGTTTTTCGTTATCTGAATTGTTCGGCGATGGACTAACATCAATGCAGTTGGCCCATTGCTCAGTAATTCGAGCAATTCGGTCAGAGATAGCGAAATCAGTTTTAGAAAGGCTTGCCGCGAACACTTTTGTCTTGTCGTCAAGAAAAAGCATTCCATTTTTTTGTTCACTGATTATTGGTGAAATGATCACACCACCATTTGGACGTGTGGCTTTAAAGGATTTTCCATCAAATTCGACATTGCCTTTTCCGCCTGGAATCATTGGAGCATTAGCTCCATTACTGATGTCCGACTTAGCGTAATCGCAGCTCAGGGTGCTAGAGCCGATTGCGTTCGTAGTTAAAGCCAGTAAAGATAATGCTATTAGTTCTAATTTCATCCCTTCCCTCTTGATTACCAGATAGTAGATGTCCAGAACATGCGACCAATAATCTCTACACTCTCGATATCCGCTTCTTCATCAGGGTACTCTTCACTGTTGAAGCTGCGAATCACGATGCGGGTAGGACTCACACGATAAATGGATTTTAGCCTTTTCCATCCGTCCTGGCTTATTGCATAAACCTTGCCATCAACGATTTTTTTGTCGTTCGTGTTGATAGCGACCGTCGTCCCTTCCGGGATCATGGGCTCCATGCTATTTCCTGATGCCGGGAAGCACAGCACGCTATCTTTCTGGGCTCCCACCTTACGAAGGGTAGACTTCGCAAAACGAAGTTTGAATCCGTTATAGTCATCTTCCAAGCAGGAACCATCACCACACGCAAGTTCTATGTCTTTCAGATATGGCACTTCGACCTCGTCATCTGGCAGATCTGTTTTGCTATCCCAAGCGTCAACTTTACCCCATTCCGATTCTGGTGGGATAGCGGAGTCCTTGCGTCCTTCGTCCTTCATTGAGCCTATGCCCGAACTGAGCCATTCCGGACGCACGTTCAATGCATGAGCAAGCTCAACCATCTTACGGCTGCCTGTGGTTTTGCCTGATGTCATTTTCTGAATTGCAGGTTGAGATATGCCGACTTTCTCAGCCAGCTGCCCTTGGGATATGCCTGCGGCGCTCATAGCCGCGTTAAGTCGATCTGCGAATGTTTTCATAGCGCCAATATATAACTCAGGTTATGCAGAGTAAAATAACAAAGGTTATGGACAATACCCATAACTTGGGTTATCTTTTCATTAATCCAGTAATCGGATAGGTAAAATCCATGAACAAAGTTATTCAACGAGCTTTAGAAATCGTTGGCAGCCAGAAGCGACTCGCGGATATTTGCGGCGTTAGCCAGCCAGCGGTTCACAAGTGGCTTAACGGTGGTTCCGTGTCTCCGGAAAAAGTAACAGCCATCGTAAACGCTACTGGTGGCGAGATTAAGGCACACGAAATTCGACCTGATCTTCCCGACCTGTTTCCACACCCAGAAAACCATGCCGCTTAACGGCGGCCCTAACCACGAAAGGGAAAGCAATGCATTCACTTGCGTATCAACACAATACCGGAATACACCCGGGAGCGGTGATAAACCGCGCTCAAGCTAAGGCGGTGCCAGACCACGAAAAGATCCGCGATGCGGTCCGGGCATGGTCGTCGGCGCTGGACAATCAGGACGTCGTTTCTGCGCTGATCATCAACGAATACCGGGAGCAGGGCGGGACCGCTATCAGCTTCCCGGAAGACATCAGCAGGGCGCGCCAGAAACTTTTTCGCTTTCTGGATAACCGTTTCGACTCTGAGCAGTACCGCGAAAACGTCCGCCAGCTGACACCCGCAATCATGGCCGTTCTGCCTCTGGAGTATCGCCATCGACTTCTTCCCGAGGACAGTTTCATGTCCCGCTTAGCTCGACTTGAGAAGGAAACGAGCGAGGCGAAAGTGGCCGTTGCGATGAACGCTCCGCGTCACCAGAAGCTCAAGGAACTCAGTGAGGGGATTGTAGAGATGTTCCGTGTCGACCCGGACCTGACCGCGCCGCTGATGGCCATGGTCACTTCAATGCTGGGGGTTATGTGAGAGGCACCAGAAAAGAAAAAGCCCTTGAAGCGGTCACTTCAAAGGCCTTCCAAACACTGTGTTACGCCAAGTAACGGGAGTAATTATGGCAGAGAAATTGATGCATAACACGATGTTTTTGCCGCTCAGCCTGGAGAAAGAGAAGGTTAAGCATCTTGATCTTCCTGGCGGTCTCAGATCTCAAGGGTGGATTTACGCGCTCAAAAATCCATACATGCCGGGAATCTTCAAAATTGGAATGACAGTAAATGAGCCTGAAATGCGTGCTGCTCAGATTTCACAGGGCACTGGCATACCGGCGCCATTTGAAGTCCATAGCGCCTACTTTTCCGATAACCCGAGAGGCCATGAACAGGAGTTTCATCAATACCTGTCCAACTGCCGAATCAATCCTAGTCGTGAGTTTTTCAGATGTACTGAAGAAGAAATCGCTGAAGCAGCTGATGCAATCGGTTTAATCAGCCGTAGCGCCACGATAGAGGAACTTGCTGATTCTTATGACGTTATTTGCATTGAGCAGAGCGAACCTTTCTCTTTGCAAGAACTGTTTGACGATCTCGATATATCAGTTTTTGGCTGCCAGTACGCGGCGACAAAAAGATTGGTAGAAATTGGAAGGGAATACCTGCACCTCGTCAATAGGGGTGGTTGCTCGTTAGCGTTTATGGATGGGAGGGGAATACCTGTCGTCCGTGAGTACATTCAACATCGCGAAGCATACATTGCATCCCAAGAAGCTGCGGGTGTGTATGGTCCGCAGAAACCAGGAGGATTTTGATGGCTCGCTCACGAAACATCAAGCCAGGATTTTTCACGAACGACGAGCTTGCAGAATGTCAGCCACTGGCTCGCATTCTCTTCGCTGGTCTGTGGACTATTGCCGATAAAGAGGGTCGCCTGGATGACCGCCCTAAGAAAATTAAAGCCATGGTGCTGCCGTTCGATGATGTCGATTGTGATGCTTTATTGCAGCAGCTGCATCAGCATAAATTCATCAATCGTTACCAGGTGAAAGGCGATTCATACATTCAAGTTTCTAACTGGAAAAAACACCAGAACCCGCACTGCAAAGAAGCGGCAAGTGAGATACCAGAACCGTCTCAGAACCAAAATGGCACCGAACAAGAACAGTGCAATTCAGATGCAAAAGAGGAAAAGGAAGAAGAGGGAAAGCCTCAAGTCATTGAAAATAACGAAGCACAAGAAAAGCACGGTGCTAGTAAGGTGCAAGAACAGGTTAAGAACAGTTTAAATCCTGCTGATTCCCTTAACCTGATTCCTGATTCCCCTATCCCTGATCCTGATTCCTTGGTTAACACCCAAGCCGCTTACGCGTCTTGCGAAGAGGCCAATGCGGATATTCATGAGATATCGAGTCGGTACGCATTCGAGGGCCAAATCGTTCGGCTGAACCACAAGGACTATCAAGCATGGTTAAACCTGTACCCGCTGATAGACCTGAATTACGAACTTCAGAAGCTGGATATCGAGTTCACGCATGAGAAGCCAAAAAATTGGTTTATCACTGCCAGCCAGAAGCTGAGTTATCAGAACAAGCAAGCGGCAGTACGCGGCAAACCAGCCGCCAAGCCGGATCTGGACTTCAACAACACTGACTGGGCTTATGAGGTGATTCGATGAAATCTCTTGCAGAGCAGATGCGTAACCATGACCGCGAGCAGATGAGCCGCATGGCCCATAACCTGCCTGAGCAATATCAAGAGCGCGCGCCAGTCGAGCAGGTGGCTCAGGTATTCAACAAGCTGTTCAACGAGCTGCGCGCCGCGTTCCCGGCCAGTATGGCGAACTTCCGCACCCAGGAAGACCTGAACGAATTCCGCCGTCAGTGGCTGCTGGCGTTTCAGGAGAACGGGATCCACACCATGGCTCAGGTCGATGCCGGCATGCGTGTAGCTCGCCGCCAGGAGCGTCCATTCCTGCCGTCTCCGGGCCAGTTCGTCGCCTGGTGCAAACAGAGCGGCGGCGCGCTGGGTATCACCGTTGACCAGGTGATCACCGAATACTGGGACTGGCGTAATCGTTCGTTCGAGTTCACTTCCAGTGAGCAATTCCCCTGGTCGCAGCCGGTCATGTACCACATCTGCGTTGAACTGCGCCACCGCAGCACAGAGCGCCAGTTGACTCATGGTGAACTGGCACGCGAGGCGGGTGATCTGCTGGACATGTGGGAGAAGCGCGTCACCGAGGGTAAGCCAGTTCCGCCGGTACGCCGGGCGATTGCAGCACCGGCTGCCGAGCACGGGCCGACGCCGATCCAGCTGCTGCTGGCGAAGTACAACCGCAACAAGTCGAACGGGATGGTGTGAGATGACCATAACAATCCGTGAGCAGGTGCTGGCAGCCCTGCGCAATAACCCAGGACTGAACAACGCAAAACTGGCAGGGCTTATCGGCATGGACACCAAAAAGATATCGGGAACGGTGAGCACGCTGCTGGCCGACGGCCTGATTAGCTGCGAAGGAAAATACGGCCAGCGCCTTTACAGCCTGACCAGTTACGGCATGCGCTTCGCCCCTGACACGATACCGGGTATGAGGCAGGGCAAGTCGAAGTTAATTCAGCGGACGGACACAAACGTGATCTGCCAGGAGTGCCGCAACAGCGCGGCGATGAGAAGGGTATTGATGGTTTGGGGGAGGGTAGGGGTATGAAAATCGAAGATATCAAAAACGTTGCGGTGTTCTTCAATATGAACGGCAAGACAGTAGCGTTACGAATGGATGCTGAGCAGAAGCGGATCGTCGCATTAATGGCGCTTAACACGGCTGATGCTCGGGCAGAACTGATTGAAGTGCCGCACATGACTTTACCAGCAGACCCAGCCATGGAGGAGGCCGCCCAATGAGCAACATCGACAAACGCGCATTACGTGAAGCGGCGGCGAACGCAAAAATCGCTGGAGAGGCGCCAGTTATGCCGTTCGACCAGCGAATCACTGCACTGAACGACTTTCTGAAACATTGTACCCCTGAAACCGTGCTGGTGCTGCTGGATGAGATTGCTGAACTTGAGCAACGACATTGCGGAACAGCATTGCTTGAGCGAGAAGAAATGCACACCAAAACTCTGGGTAGGATGTTGGATGAGCTGGAAGCCAAGGACTCAACCATAGCCACTCAGCAGCAGGAAATACGAACTCTTCTTAATGCGTTAGAGCAAGCATCAGAGAAGAGAAATTCTGGCCTTCCTGACCAGAAGCGAATTATTGGTTGGCGAGCATCAGACTACACCGACGAGACATCTGACCCTGAGTTGGCTAAGAACTGGGCTGCAGCCATTGGTGTGCTGCCTATTTTTGAAGGCGACGTGAATACCAAGCTAAGCGCCGCCGCAGCCGCTAAAGGAGAGTGAGCATGGAACGTGAATATTTCATTCTGAGTACCGCACATACCCAGCGTGGCGACCCGTATATCACGCTGTGGGCAGCAGACAATAGCGGATATCGGTGCAGATGCCACACGGCAGGGCGTTATGCTGAAAGCCATGTGCTATCCAACCTCGGCTACTACAACAACGGCGTTCAGACTGTGGCGGTTCCGTGCGATGTCGCCGAGCAATTGTCTCACTCGGTCGCTAAAGGCTTCTTTGACGATAACGATGGTCGCTGGCTTCGTAATAACGCAGCGACCTGGAAAGAAATGCTGAAGCATGTCATTGCCGCGCCTAAGCACGTTCCGGCACCAGAATATCGCGGAGCACCGCGCAAGGTTGAGGGCTAACCCATGAGCACTATTACCAGAGAGTTCACCAAAGAGCAGTTACAGCAAATCGAAGCAGCAGCGAAAGAAGTCCTGTGGCCTGTCGTGTGGTCGGAAAAGAAAGCGCGAGAGCACTTCAGTGAAAAAATAACTCCCAAAGTGGTACTGAAGCTGGCGCGTATCGCGCTGGCATCGCTCGAAGCGGAGGCTGTTGGCGAGGTAGTCCTCGGTGAGTTTGACGATTGTGGATGCCACCCGGATGCAAGGGTGGAGTGCATAGCCGCTGATGGTCAGGCTGGCTGGGAGAATTTCAAAGATGGCACTCGGTTATACACCGCCCCTACAGTGCCGGTATCTGTGCCTGATGCGATGGAAATGGATGATGACTTTGACAGCGCGTTTGAACACGGAAAAGCTGTCGGCTGGAACGCCTATCGCGCAGCCATGCTTCAGGGTGCCAATGGCACCCTCACCAATGAGGGTACCATAACAGCCACGCAGTTTAAGCCGGTAGCAGACCTGTACGGCTTAACCTCACCAACTGGCGGTGAAACATCGTTCACTTTCGACGCTGTTGAAGCTCGCGATTTTATTGATGGCGGGTGGTCATGTCAGGAGTATGTGGAGCTTGGACGCTTTCAGGAGGCTGTGAGCGGCAACTCTCCGGTGATTCCGGGTTGCTCATGCCTAACCTGCCGCCCATTGACTTTTAGTGATAGCCGCTTTGTCGTCTGCCCTGAATGCGGCAACAAACGCTGCCCGCACGCCAATGACCACCGTAATGCATGCACCGGAAGTAATGAGCCAGGGCAGGAAGGTAGTGCGTATCCAGCAGCGCCGCAGCAGGAGGTAGAAAGCCAAATCAGGAAGGGTAAGACTGTGGCCATGGAAGAGTGGGAACTGGGGGCGAGGTTAACTAAGCATAGATTCAAACCATAGCTACCATACAAGCGAAATGGGAATCCCCATATCGACAGCCAGGGCCTCTCCGGAGGCCTTTTTCTCGCGTTGATTTTGTTGAATCAACCGTCCATAATCATGTCATCGGAGCCTGAACAACTCCGGTGACTTCTGCGCATTTAAGGGGACTTAAATGCGACCACAATCTGAACTCCTCACCTTGTCACAGATGCAGAAATGCACCTGCGATTTTCTTCATTCTGCGTTACCTCTCGGAGGTGGCGTATGAAACAGCCTGTTTTCTACCTCCGCGACGAACGCGTTCGCGATAACCTCATCGACTACATCAGGAAGCTGCCCGTTAACGACGCTCTGCCGCTCGTGGTGAAGTTTTCTGAGGCTGACCGCACTCTCGCCCAAAACGACCTCTTCCACGCTCTCTGTGGCGATACAGCGAAGCAATTGCAATGGGCTGGCAAGTCACGCGACCTCGCTTCATGGAAAGTCCTGTATGTCTCAGGCCATGCCATTGCCACCGGTAAGCCTGGTGAAGTGGTGCCGGGTCTGGAAGGGGAGTTCTGCGCCATCCGGGAAAGCACTGCGAAGATGGGCATCCGTCGCATGACCAGTCTCATCGAATACAGCCAGGCATTTGCTATGCAAAACGGCGTGCAACTCCGTGAAGTTCGCTACTCAGGTGATTACTTCGGGAGGGTTGCGTAATGGCTAGCCCTCTCGCACGCGTCATCACAAACGAAATCTTCCGCGTTCCGGCGCGCCGCCAGCGCAAGCCCGCGGTTAAGCCCTCCGACATCCCGACACTGAAAGACTACACATCCGACCTGGTCGATAAGAAATGGCTGCGTCTCGCGGCGAGGAGGGCGCATGGCTAATTTATGCAAAGCCGCACGCGGCCGCGAATGTCAGGTGCGTATCCCGGGCGTATGCAATGGAAACCCTGAAACCTCAGTACTGGCCCACATCCGAATTGCTGGCCTCTGCGGTACCGGAATCAAGCCGCCAGACCTGATCGCCACCATCGCATGCAGCAGTTGCCACGACGAGATTGATCGCCGCACCCGCTTGGTCGATGCGGAATATGCAAAGGAGTGCGCGCTGGAGGGCATGGCCCGCACACAGGTTATCTGGCTGAAAGAGGGGCTCGTAAAAGCATGAATGAATATCGCATCAGCCTCCCGTGGCCGCCGAGCAACAACCGCTACTACCGGCATAACCGCGGGCGCACGCACATCAGCACAGAGGGGCAGGCGTACCGCGACAGTGTCGCCAGAATCATCAAAGACTCAATGCTGGATATCGGCCTAGCTACACCCGTGAAAATACGTATTGAGTGCCATATGCCGGATCGCCGCCGCCGCGACCTGGACAATCTGCAAAAGGCCGCGTTCGACGCCCTGACGAAATCCGGGTTCTGGCTCGATGACCAGCAGGTCGACTACTACAGCGTGAAGAGGATGCCAATCGTGAAAGGCGGCAGGCTTGAACTGACCATCACCGAACTGGAGGTCGAATGAACCACACAGACTTCCTGCGGTACCAGGCAGAAAGCGTTAAGCGCGCCAACCTACCGCCAGTAGCAAAGCACAGCCAGACCAAAACCAACCAGCCACAGAAGGAAGCCGCATAATGAACCTCGAATCAATCGCTAAATACTTTGCGCCTAAATCACCGATGTTCAGTGACTCTCCTCGCGCAACCGCATCAGACAGTCTCACCGGCACTGACGTTATGGCGGCGCTTGGCCTTGCTGGCCACAAGTGCGGGTTTGGTTTCGATCTTTACCTCTCGAAAATCGGCATTAGCAGCCCAGATATAGCACTGGAGAGACTCTATGAGCAGGCACGTAAGTTATCAGGTAAATTCAGAGCACTGTCTGAACTCGATGAATCAGCTCGGTCAGGCGTGCTTAAGGTTCTCTGCGCTTTTGCATACCAGGATTATTCAAGAAGTGCTGCCAGCACTCGAAAATGTGATTGCTGTGATGGTGGCGGATTTACAGAGGCGCAAGTGTTTACCAACAAGGTCTCATACCCATGGGGGAAACCGCCTTACTGGTCGAAAATGTCGCGTGCCGTTCGCCCAAGCGACTGGGAGAGCTGGACACAGGCGCGTGAGGTGGTGCGAGTTAAATGCAAGCCGTGTAACGGAAAAGGCGTTATCAGCAATTCGTGTCGCTGCCATGGCAAAGGTAAGGTGCTGGACAAGGCAGAAAGCGATCGCCAGGGCGTTCCGGTGATGAAAGCCTGTGACCGCTGCGGTGGAAGAGGTTACGCCAGACTGAAGTTCTCAACGGTGATAGAGGGAATTAATACTGTTGCGGAGATAAAGAAAACGGCGGCTTATGACCAACTTCAGCCGCTCTTTGAGGAACTTGTCGCCGAATGCCATAAGCAGGAGTCTATGGCTGATGCCATTCTCTCAAAAGTAACGAGATGAAAATAATTTTCTCTGATATTGAAAATATATAGGAAATAGGTATTGCATTTCGCGGAAAAACTGGATAGATTCATCTCTAACGCTGGGAATCCGTTCAGTCGTTCCGAAGCCAAAAAAATTCAAGCCCGAGGTTAGCGCCTTGGGCTTTTTTATTTGCGGTACGCCGCACACCGAACCCACTACCTGGGACCCTTCGGCCAGAGAGCCGGCATTGCCTTACCCTCATCTTCCTGGCTATTCGCCAGGTTTTTTATTCCAGGCTCCGGGAACCATCATCGACACGCCTACTTGTTAAATCGTCCCGAGGGCCTGATCCCTTACTACAAACAGCACCCCGTTCTTTCGGAGGTGATATGGCTAAACGTATGCAAGATAAAGAAAGCATTGCCGGAGTGTCATGGCTGATTGTCCTTGCTCTGTCATGCTGGGGCGGCCTGGTCCGATACCTTATTGACGTGAAGCAGAACAAAGCCGCCTGGAGCTGGGTCAATGCGCTGGCGCAAATTGCAGTGTCCGGCTTTACCGGTCTTATTGGTGGCCTAATCAGCGTTGAAAGCGGGCTTAGCCTTTACATGATCCTGGTTACTTCTGGTATCAGCGGGGCGATGGGGTCCGTGGCACTGACGTACTTCTGGGAACGTCTGACGGGGATGAAGAATGCAAACCAGTGATAAAGGCATTGCCCTGATCAAGCAGTTCGAAGGCTGCAAGCTCACCGCGTATCAGGACAGCGTCGGAGTGTGGACGATCGGCTATGGCTGGACCAAGCCTGTCGACGGCAAACCGATCCGAGCCGGGATGACGATTAAGCAGGAAACTGCAGAACGCCTGCTGAAGACCGGGCTGGTCAGCTATGAAAACGACGTGTCCCGCCTGGTCAAAGTTGACCTGACTCAGGGGCAATTCGATGCTCTGGTGTCGTTCACTTACAACCTCGGCGCCCGGTCACTGTCGACATCGACCCTTCTGCGAAAACTCAACGCCGGTGATTACGCTGGCGCTGCCGATGAGTTCCTGCGCTGGAATAAAGCTGGTGGTAAAGTCCTGAATGGGCTCACCCGTCGCCGGGAGGCAGAGCGGGCTCTGTTCCTGTCATGATTGGCGATATGGTCAAACGTTACTGGTTGCAGCTGCTGGTGGTGGCGTTAATCGGCGTGCTGGCGTTCTTCGTAAACCGGTACCGCGACAACGCCATCACCTACAAAGACCAGCGCGACAAAGCCACCAAGAGTCTCCGCCTGGCGAACGCCACCATCAAAGACATGCAGGTGCGTCAGCGCGATGTTGCTGCGCTGGATACCAAATACACGAAGGAATTGTCCGATGCGAAAAAAACCATTAACGATTTGCGTCGGGATGTCGATTCTGGCGCTAAACGGCTGCGCATCGCCGCAACCTGCCCTGGAGTGCCAAAAGCCACCTCCTCCACCGGCGTGGATGATGCAGGAGCCCCCGAACTTACTCCAGACGCTCGACGGAATTATTTCGATCACCGGGACGGAATCGCAACCGCTGACAAGATGATTCGCGGCATGCAGGACTACATCAAAGAGCAGTGTCTTAAATGATTCGTTACCCAAATAACAGAGCCTGACTTCGGTCGGGCTTTTTTATGCCCGCAGTAAACCGCGCATCGCAGCGCATAACAATCCCGAGTCTTTCAGAAAGCTGAGCCTGAGAACTGCCGTATATGGTGGCGACCATCTCGGGGCGGCTTTTCTGTGCGAACAGGCTCATCTTTCTAAAGGAACATCGCCATGCAATTAGTTGAAATCAAGAAGCTCGACCTGGTCACCAACTCGGCAGTGATCGCCAGTGGTGTCATGAAGGATCACAAGCCAGTGATTCAACTCATCAGGAAGTACAAAAGCGACCTCGAAGAGTTCGGAAGGGTGGAATTTGAAATGCGACCCTTTCAAACCGATGGAGGCATGCAGAAGCAGGAAATAGCACTGCTAAACGAACAGCAAACCACGCTGTTGATCACCTACATGCGAAACAATGAAGTTGTGCGTGAATTCAAAAAGCGCTTGGTATATGAATTCTTCACTATGCGCAGCGCGCTGGCGAAGAAGAAGATGGATCGCAACTCGGCGCGTCTGGAGTACAAGCCTATGACCGATGCCATCAAGCATGAGCGTGAGGCGCAGGGTAAGCAGATCGCCCCGCATCACTTCAGCAACGAAGCTGACCTGATTAACCGACTGGCGCTGGGCATGACGGCGGCCAAGTTCCGCGTGCATCACGAAATCGGGAAGAAAGAGCCGATCCGCGATTACCTGACGCCGGAACAAATTCACTGCATCACCGAGCTACAGCGCGCCAACACGGTATTCATCAGCATGGGGTGGGACTTCGAACAACGCAAAGAAGTGCTGCGCGGCATGTTCGAGCGTAATCACCGCCAGCCACTTATCGAAGAGCAGCACCGCTTGGCCGCATAACCACAAATCTGTGGTTTTTGAGAGCCACTTTCACAACGGCTTTCCATTACAAAGCTCACCTGCTGGTGGGCTTGATAATGGTATGTATTGTCTTCGGGAAGGCTTTGTAGATGTTAAGCGATTATTAAGAGGCAATCATGACTTTAGCTGAACGTGTAAAGAGAATTGAGAGCGAATTAAAAGATATTAAATCGCAACTCAATTCTGGTACCGATTCTAGGAAAACAGCAAAAGCAATGCCCTTATCCAGTCTTGCAAAAGAGGGAGGTATCCCTGGGGGGTTAGTTAAAAAATGTTAACTCAAATACTTGATTGGAAAAATCCATCGTAAGGGCGCCCATTTTAATTAGTTGCATTCCGAAAACGACTTGGAATTTTCTCCCGTTACTTACCAATGGTACTGAAGTCAATTCTGTTGAAAAAACTCTTTCGTCTTCAGTGAACGATATTACCGCGTGCCGAACTGTAGTTTCTATAGTTGAGGTGGCTCCGCTTACAGTTGTTTTTTCCGCGACTGGGAGTTTTAAATTGTCAGCAAAGTCTGAATCCACATAGCAAAGATCTGCTCCGGTATCTATAAGTGCGTAGGCACCAGCCTTCAATCCATTTGGTTTATAAACGTTTATATCTTTTGGGCTACTTGGCCATATTGTCAATGGAACTACGGGAATTGCATGCTCCGTGGGGGTATCTGATACCGATCCATCAATAGGGGAAATAAATTTGATTTTTACTTTGGTGATCATCCTTATTCCTTCGAAGAGTTATTCAGCCATCCCTCTGCGCATATGTGCGCCAGTGTCCCACCACTGACGGGCTGAATGCTTACCTTACCCAGGGTTAATGACAAGTAACACCCTGATATTCAAACAGTAGCCGCCATCGTGCGGTTTTTTATTGCCATCACCATGGGTAGGCTCATCGTAATGGCAATACCCTAACAAACGGATAAAGAGGCTCTCAATGTCCGACATCTACCAAATCACGCTAACCACCCAAACAGGCGAAACCTTCACGGGCAAGATGTCACGACGTCAGCCTGAGCTGGTGAACGGCTTTGTGCCGCTGGCGACCGAGACGGGCGAGTGGCTTTACTTCGCTCCTGACGACGTGAAGCGCGTGCAGTTCACGCCAGTACCGACAGAGCAGACCGAACAGTTAGACGAAATTGCAGGTTAGCCAAAACAAAGGCGACCACACCAATAGATCAGGCCGCCGATTAAAAATGTTTATGAATTACTCGCGCTGAATTCTTTCCCATTCAGCCTTGTAATGCTCCTTTTCGTCGACGCATGAAGGGCATAGCAGCCCTCCATAATACATTTCATTTTCAATAGCACCTTCGAGATCGTCACCCTCAAGTATGACTTGGCAGTCGTTATGATGTCCTCCAGGGTTGGTAACTCCATCACATTTCTCGGTTAAGAAAGGTTCTAAAACTGCCTGTTGCTTCGCGGTTAAGCTGTCGAATCCATTATCAACTGCTCTTTGGGCTAATCCTGGAACCATCGTATTTTGATTATGAAAACGATCATGTTTTAGCATCGCATCAAGAAGTGATTCTGTAGACATTAAAACTCCTTTTAACTTGGAATAAACATGGCACTCACTGACAAGCAAGAAATGTTCTGTCGCGAGTACCTCATCGATTTAAACGCCACTCAAGCGGCTATTCGGGCGGGGTACAGCGTCAAAACCGCAAACCGCATAGCTGCCCAGAACTTGTCAAAACTTGACATCCAAAACAGAATCGCCGAACTCAAAGCAAAGCGCAACGAGGACGTCGGCATTGATGCTGATTATGTGCTGCGGCGCTTAGTTGAAATCGACCAGATGGACGTTCTGGACATCCTGAATGACGACGGTAGCCTCAAAGCGATCAGCCTATGGCCCAGATCGTGGCGAACGACGCTCACCGGGCTCGATATCAGCACGACCATACAGAACTTCGACGAGGAAACGGCGGAAACCATCCTCAAAAAGATAAAGTGGCCTGACAAGGTGAAGAACCTTGAGTTGCTCGGCAAGCACGTTCGCGTGCAGGCCTTCAAAGAGCAGGTTGAGCAGAAAGTCGTAGCGACCCACAACGTCATGCTGGTACCGACTAGCGACAACGTGGATAGCTGGGAAGCGGCAGCACAGAAGCAGCAGAGCGAGGTTCTTGGTGGATGAATTACAAAGCCGTCTGGAAACCTCTGCCGGGATCGCAATCGCTCTCACTGAGCTGCCCCTGTAACGAAATTCTCTACGAGGGAACGCGCGGTCCGGGTAAAACTGCCGCGCAGCTGGCGCGTTTCCGTCGCCTCGTTGGCCTGGGCTATGGCTCGTTCTGGCGTGGCGTGATATTCGATACCGAGTATAAGAACCTTACCGACATCATCACCCAGTCGAAGCGTATGTACCGCCTGTTTAACGACGGTGCGCGTTATCTGGCGTCAGCATCTGAGCTGCGCTGGGTGTGGCCTACCGGTGAAGAGCTGTTGTTCCGCTTCGGGAAGGAAGAGGGCGACTACTGGGACTATCACGGTCAGGAGTTCCCGTTCATTGGCTTCAACGAGCTGACCAAGCAGCAGTCTGGTGAGTTCTACGAGATGATGTTCTCCTGCCGGCGCTCATCGTTCAGGCCGGAGAATTACCCACGGGAAGATGGCTCGCTGCTGAGGCCGATCCCACTGGAGACGTTCAGCACCACAAACCCGTTTGGCATTGGCCACACCTGGGTTAAGAAGCGCTTCATCGAGCCAGCGCCGCGCGGCACCATCATTCGCGAGACGCAAAAGGTGTTTAACCCGCAGACCGAACGCGAAGAGGACGTGACGCTTACCCGTGTTGCGATTCACGGCTCGTTCAAAGAGAACCCGTATCTGGATCCCCAGTACATAGCCACACTTATGGCCATCAAGGACCCGAACCGGCGCAAAGCATGGGTCGAGGGCTCATGGGATGTCACCAGCGGCGGGCGCTTTGACCATCTATGGAATGCCTCGCATCACGTCATTAAGCCGTTCCGCATTCCGGATAGTTGGACAGTTGACCGCTCCCACGACTGGGGTGAGTCGAAACCGTTCTCAAACCTTTGGTGGGCGCGTGCCGACGGCACCGCCGCCGAGCTGCCTGATGGTCGCCAGTTCTGCCCGCCGGCTGGGTCGCTGATCCTGATTGGCGAATGGTATGGCTGCCCGCCTGATGAACTGAATAAAGGCCTGAATATGTCATCCACAAACGTCGCAAAAGGTGTGGCTTGGGTGGATAAGCGGCTGGTGGGCGAAGAGCTTGCTGAGCCCGAGGAGATAAAACTCAACGGGGTAACTCAGGGGCAACTAAACATTTAGCCCGGCATCTGCAAGAAGGTAGTTCCCGGCCCTGCTGACGGTGCGATCTACAACACTGGCGATGACGAACTCTCCATTGCACAGAAAATGGAATCGCAGGGCGTCAAATGGGTGCCATCCAATAAAAAACCGGGATCGCGCGTGAACGGCGCGGCGCTATTTGCTGACATGCTCGAGGCCGTGATTGAAGGTAAAAAGCTGGAATCCGGCATCCCAGAGAAACCTGCATTTTACGTTTTCGACTATTGCCGTGGCTGGATAAGCCGTGTGCCGGTACTCGTGCGCGACAGCAAAAACCCTGACGATGTAGATACCCAGCAGGAAGACCACGACTGGGATGCTACACGATATGCCGTTCTGCATTCACCCCCGAAGAAAGTCGGCAAAGTCACCAACCTGAGGCTCTAACTCCATGCCTGACATTTCAACACCCAATCTGGACTATGGGAACATGGTCGAGGCGTGGGATATCAACGATGCCCTGATGGGCGGCACGCTCTATATGCGACAGCTTGGAGAGTCTTATCTCCCGCGCTGGCCAAAAGAAGACAAAGAGGACTACAAAAAACGCCTCGCCGTGGCCACGCTTCTGCCAGCCTACGAAGAGACCATTAAGCAAAACATCGGGCGTGTATTCGCCGAGCCCATTAAGCTTGCCGAGAATGTGCCTGATGAGCTGCGAGAGTATGCGAAAAACTTCGACCTTGAGGGGACGCGCCTGGACGTATGGGCGCAGGCATTCTTCGGTCTGGCGATGCAGTATGGACTCTCCCACGCGCTGGTGGATTATCCCAGGGTGGACACCGAAAAGGTGAAAACCAAAGCGGAAGAGAAAGCTACTGGCGCGCGCCCATACGTCACCATGCTCAATCCCCGGCAGGTGATCGGATGGAAGTCGAAAATGGTAGACGGCAAAGTGGTGCTGACCGAGCTGCGTATCAAAGAGGTAGTTATCGAGGACGGCGACGACTTCGGGCAGACAAAGGTCGAGCAAATTCGTTATCTGACACCTGGAATGGTGCAAATCTACCGCAAGTCGAAAGGTATCGATGGGGCGGCGAACTGGGAGAAGTTCGACGAATGGACAACATCTCGTAAGGACATAACACTGGTGACGCTCTACACCAAGCGCACCGGGTTTATGTGTGGTTCACCTCCACTGCTCAATATGGCTCTGCTGAACATCAAGCACTGGCAGAGTCAAAGCGAGCAGGACAACATCCTGCATGTCGCCAGGGTGCCGTTGCTCACGGTGTTCGGTTTGGAAGAGGGGCAAGAGCTGATAATTGGCTCGTCTTCAGCTACGTCGTTCACTGATCGGCAAAAGCAGGGTCTGGAGTACGTCGAGCATACAGGCTCCTCCATCGGTGCTGGTAAAGAGTCGCTGGCAGAACTTGTGGAGCAGATGCGCCAGGCTGGTGCGAAGCTGCTTCGTACGGAAAACACCTCTACCAAATCGGTAGACCAGACCTCTGAAGAGAAAATGCAAGAGCAGTCACCGCTCTACACCATGGCTACCAGCCTTGAAGATGCGATCGACAACATTCTGCAAATCATGGCCGAGTACATCGGCGAGAAAGATGGTGGCAACGTTGATGTTCGCACTGAGCTGGATATCGAATCGACCGTATTCAATCCGTCCGCCGCGCTTGCCATCCAGGCACTGCGCCAGGGTGGTGATATCCGTCGAGCTGATGCGATTAAATCGCTACAGAAGTTGAACATTATTGATGCCGATGCGGATCCTGATGTGGTTCTGAGCGAACTGCTGGCTGAGTCAGCATCTCTGACTGAACCGCCACCGGGCGAGGTGTGATATGGCTCGTTCGGTAAACGACAGGTTGCAGGACGAGACCATAGCTCACGGACTTTACGTGACGCGCTACGGGACGGGTGTTGCCCGACGAATGGTGGGGCTGCTTAACAGGATGGATGCTGATCTGGCTGCCCGGCTGCTTGTTCTGCTGGAGGGTAAGCGCGCTGATACCTACAGCGCTCGCCGCCTGGCTTCGCTGCTGGCTGGTGTGCGCGACCTGAATCAACAGGCCTATGAACCGGTGAATGCTGCGCTGGCACGTGAACTGACGCGCTACGTTGAATATGAGGTCGGTTATCAGTTTGACCTTTTTAGCAGCATCATTCCGAAGCAGATCCTCAGGCATGTACCGCTCCAGAGCATCGCGCCTGAGCAGGTTTACGCCTCAGCAGTGACTCAGCCATTCCAGGGGCGCTTGCTGAAGGAGTGGGGCCAGAAGCTTGAAACGGATCGGCTGGATAAAATCACCAACGCTGTGCGCACCGGTTTCCTTCAGGGTGAAACGGTAGATCAGATCGTTAAACGCGTTGCCGGAACGCCGAAACTCAATCGTGAAGATGGGGTGATTAACGCCTCCCGTCGCGACCTGGCGGTGGTGGCCCGCACGGCTGTAAATCACATGGCCGCTACTGCGCGTCAGGAGTTCGCACAGGGCAACAGCGATATCGTAAAGGCCAAACAGTGGTCCTCAACGCTGGACACTCATACCAGCCAGTGGTGCATTATCCGCGACCGAAAGCTTTACACGCTCGACGGCAAGCCGCTGGGGCATGAAATTCCGTATCTGCGCGGACCCGGCAAAATCCACTTTTGCTGCCGCTCCGGTGAAATCCTGATTACCAAATCGTGGGAAGAGATGCAGATAGCCTCTGGCGAACTGAGAAGCGCCACACGCGCTTCGATGGATGGACAGGTGCCATCGCATACCAGCTATGCCGAATGGCTCGTCAGGCAACCGTACGCACGGCAGGAGCAGGTGCTGGGCGTTACTCGCGCGCGGATGCTGCGTGACGGCAAAATCACCGTGCCTGAGATGTTCAATGATGCCGGGGAGTTTCTGACCCTGGACGAACTGCGCCGCGTGGATGCGTCGGCGTTCCAGTAACAAAAAACCAATCAATATCAGGCTGCCTTCGGGTGGCCTTTTTTACGCCTGCCGCTAAGCGGATGCGACGCGGTGACCGGGTCGGATGACCTATTACCAATGGCCGGAAGGCTGGAGCAAAAACAATGAAACTGAAACTTGATGCTAACGGAAATGTGGTCGTTGAAAACGGTATGCCTGTGTACATCCATGATGATGGCAAAGAAATCCCGTTCGACGCAGCCGCAGCGATGACCAAAATCACCTCCCTGAACGGTGAAGCTAAAACTCACCGTGAAGCGAAGGAGGCGGCGGAAGCCAGTCTCGCGAAATTCTCTGGCATCACCGACCCGGCCAAGGCGCTCGAAGCCCTGGAGATGATGACCAAAATCGACCAGAAAAAACTGATCGATGCTGGTGCCGTTGACCAGGTAAAGGCGGAGATCACCAAAGTTTTCCAACAGCAGCTGGACGAGGCGAACGGCAAGACCAAGCAGCTGGAAACTCAACTCTACGACGAGATGATCGGCGGCCGCTTCGGTGGCTCTAAGTTCATTTCCGAGAAGATGGCGATCCCGACTGAGTTCGTGCGTTCCTACTTCGGTCAGAACTTCAAAATCGAAGAAGGGAAGGTTGTGGCCTACGACGGCCAGGGCAATAAGGTGTTCTCTCGCACCAAGCCCGGCGAGTTAGCCAGCTTTGATGAGGCCCTGGAGTCTCTGGTCGAGTCGCATCCGCAGAAAGATTACATCCTCAAAGCGTCCGGTAATAGCGGCGGAGGTTCTCACCAGTCGCAGCACCAGGCCGGGCAAAAAACCATGAAACGCGATGCGTTTGATGCATTACCTCCAGCAGAGCAACAGGCTGTGATTGGCGGCGGCACAAGCATCGTTGATTAATCGAAAGGAATAAATACATGTCTAATACTTTGACTGGCCTGATCCCTACCATTTATACGGCGCTTAACCGCGTTTCACGTGAGCAGGTAGGTTTTATCCCGGCAGTGGCTCGTAACGCTAAGGCCGATGCTGCAGCTAAAGACCAGACCGTCACCGCGCCAGTGGCACCAAAAACCACCACGGTAGACATCACACCGGCACCGACCGCACCAAACGACGGAGATCAGAACATCGGCACCGTGGATGTCAAAATCACCAAATCAAAAATGGCTCCGGTCAAATGGAACGGTGAAGAACAGTTGGCGATGGGGCCATCAGGTAACTACGACGTTATCCTTGCCGATCAGTTTTCTCAGGCCTTCCGCGCGCTGAGCAACGAAATGGACGCAGACCTGGCTGCGCTGTTCTACAAATCTTCCCGTGCAGTTGGTGCACCAAAAGAGACGCCATTCAGCATTAAAGACGATCTGTCTGATGCAGCGCTGGCGCGTCAGATTTTAGTGGATAACGGTGCACCGACTACCGACATGCGCATGGTGCTGGGCGGCGAAGCGATGGCCTCAATTCGCGGAAAACAGTCGGTTCTGTTCAAAGCGAACGAAGCAGGTACCGATCAGCTTCTGCGTGAAGGTATTATTGGCCGCGTGATGGGCTTTAACCTGCACGAATCCGCCAACATCAAGCGCACCGCGAAAAGCACGGCGGCGGGCTATAAGGTCAACGGCGCGAAGAAAGAGGGCGACATCATTGTGGCCATCTCTGCGGGTACAGGTGGGATTGCAGTCGGTACTGCAGTGAAATTCGATGGTGATGACAATCAGTATCTGGTCGTTGCCGCCACTTCTTCCAGCATCACCATTGGTGCGCCGGGTCTGCGTCAGGATCTGGCAGACCAGGCAGCCGTCACCGTGCTGAGCGAGTTTGCGCCAAACATGGCATTCGACCGCAACGCATTCCTGCTGGCGTGCCGCACCCCGGCAATGCCAAAAGGCGGCGACACCGCCGACGATGTGATGAACGTGACCGACCCGGTATCCGGCATCACCTTCCAGATCGCGCTCTATCGCCAGTACCGTCAGGTGCGTTACGAGGTTGGCGTGGCATGGGGTGTGGCATCTGTTCAGCCTGAACACTCCACCATCATCATGGGTTAACCACTGGGGCTTCGGCCCCTTTTTTTTCAGGAGGCCCAATGGCCGGATTAACCAAAGAGCAGCGCGCGCAGCGTGAGGCTGAAAAGCTTGCTGAGCAAACTCCTGCCCAGCAGGAACAGCAGCAGGAACAGCAGCAGGAACAGCCAGGTATTGAGCTGGTGGTCATGGTGCGAGATACCCCAGAGTTCCCCGGTGGCCCGCTGAGCGCTGAGGTTCACCCTGACGAAGTGGATAACTGGCTGGCGCTGGACTGGCGTCTGGAGGGATAGCCATGCTGGTTGCCGATCCACATTCACCGGGCTTCAACACTTACGCCAGCGTTGCTGACCTGCGTGCGTTCGCGGCGGGGCGCGGCTACACCGTGCCTGCCGATGACGACGAGTGCGGCATGTTGTTGATGCAGGCGATGGACTTTCTGGAAGGGAAGGCCTGGTGCGGTCAGCGCTTCAGCACATCTCAGCCGCTGTCGTGGCCGCGCTCCGGCGTGCGCTTTGATGGCATTGACCTGCCGGATGACACCATCCCGCAGCGCCTCGTTGACGCACAGTGCCGCCTGGCTATCGAATCGCAGGAGATTGACCTCACGCCGTCGGTCTCCGGTGGCGGCGCGGTCATAGCTGAGAGCGTACAGGGGGCCGTCTCTGTGCAGTACGAGCCGGGAACGAATAAGGCCACTCCTTCATTCCCCTGGTTCTATTCCTCGCTGCGCGGGCTTGTGGTGGGCGGCAACCAGGTCCGGATCGAAAGGGGGTAGCATGGCAATCGACTATCGCCGCATGCGCGCCACGGCAACGCGGCTGCTGACGGAGAACGGCAAAGCCTACCAACTGACTCGCGGCGGAACCACCACCCGCGATCAGTACGGGAAAGAGATTACCACCGAGCCTGTTATCGCGACCGTTACCGGCGTTATCACTGAATACTCCACTCGTGAAATCGACGGCTCTCTGATTGCTACAGGCGATAAGAAACTGGCGGCCACGTTTGAAACGGAAGTGCGCATTGGCGACCTCATTGATATCGACGGCAAAAAGTGGCGCGTGGTTCAGCCGAATCCGGTTAAGCCCGCAGATGTGCTGATCTCCTACAACATCCAGCTGAGGACCTGATTATGACCAGTTCTGCAAATCAGCCGTTCCTGGCTGCCATTGAATTGTTCGTGGATAGCTCGAAGCAGGAGATGGACGAGGTGGTGCGCCGGACGGGTATAAAAATCCTCGCTCAGCTGGTGGAGATGTCCCCGGTAGGCCAGCCTGATATCTGGCAGGTCAACCAGACTGCTACGGCATACAACACTGCGGTGCGGGAGCATAACGCGACCCTGCGTGATAATCCCGACAACCTGACCAAATCAGGACGGCTTAAGCGTGGCCTGAGAGTTAACGACTCGATGGACATCAAAAAGCCAGATGGCTATGTCGGGGGGCGCTTCAAGAACAACTGGTATGTGGGGCTTGATAGCCAGCCAACAGAGTCGAACGATACCCCAGACGCTTCCGGCCAGGGATCTAACTCCCGCGGGATGGCGGTGCTTGAGGTGTTCAGAGTGGGACAGGTCAGCTCGATTTACTTCACCAACAACCTGTCGTATGCCCAGGAGCTGGAAAACGGTCATTCCACCCAGGCGCCGGGCGGGATGGTGGGTATTACAGCTATCGACGCCGCGCAGTTATTCCGTGAGGCAATGAGCGAGGTGCGCAATGGTCGCTGACCAGTCAATGCGTATCGCTGACCTGCTGGAAGGTCGCGTCGCGGTTATCTGCTCCTCGCTCGGGCTGCCGGTGGCCTGGCCAAACATCGCGTTTACTCCACCAGATGATGCGCCTTACGGGCGTGTTTACGTTCTGCCTGCGCAAACTGTGGGGCAGGATCTGGAAGGTCAGTTGCGTACATATCAGGGCATTCTCCAGATCAACATCATCGCGCCGGCAGGCGGCGGGGTGACGCTGGCAAGGGGGCTGGCAAAGTCTGTTGCCGATGCCTTCCATGAAGGGCTGCCGCTGGTGGACGGCGATTTGACCGTCTACATCAACGGCCCGCCGCAGGTGCGCACGCCGATACAGGATCGCCCGACATCTGCACCAAACGGCAGTAGCGGCTCCATCACCTACACCACCCCCGTCAGCATGCAGTACCGCGCTGATTACTGACCCGCCGCCCGGCGGGTTTTTTATTACCTAAATTCAGGAGAGTGCTATGGCATTCGCAATCCCTAACGGCTCGCGTGTGAACGTGGCCAAGGCCTATCAAGCCCCAATCACCTTTACCGCAGCCTCTAACGCGACGGAATGCGAACTGACCGTTGCATCGGCCTCCGGCATTCTGGCCGGTGACGTAGTTCAGGTGAGTTCCGGCTGGTTAAAGCTCGATAACATGGTGCTGCGCGTCAAATCGGTGACCAGTAATAAAATCGTGCTGGAAGCATTCGATACTACCGACACCACCAAATTCCCGGCAGGCACTGGCGCGGGCACGCTGCGTAAAATCGACTCATGGATCACCATGCCTCAGGTGATGACACTGTCAACTGAAGGTGGTGACCAGCAGACCATCAGCGTGCAGTTCCTGGAAGATGATAAAGCGCGAACCATCCCAACGTTTAAAAACGCGGTGGTTCAGGTTTACACCTTTGCGCATGACCCTCAACTGGCGATCTACAAACGCCTCATTGACCTGGATGACTCCAGCGACACCACCGCGGTCTGGTTCCATAACCCACGCGGCAAAGCTGATCGTTTCTACTCAGCCAAAGTATCGTTCCAGCGCGTACCGCGCACGGAAATCAACGCCGTGGAAAGTAACGAGGCGCGCATGAACTTCGAATCGGACATGCAGATTTACCCGATCGCCGATTCATCCGTTACGCCGCTGGCGTTCCTGACCGACCTGCCGGCCACCAAATCGGTTGCCACAGGCACAGCGCTGGATCTGGCGGTGGTAATGAAGGGCGGCTCAGCACCTTACACCTACGTTTGGAAGAAAGGCAGCACCGCTATTCCGGGCAAAACCGCTTCGACGCTCAACATTTCGTCCGTCGCGTCCGGGGATGCTGGCGTTTACACCTGTGAAGTCACCGACGCCGCGGGCAAAACCATCACCTCTGCTGCGTGTACTGTCACGGTCAGCTAACCAATCAGGCCCGGTAAGCCGGGCTTTTTTTTTGGAGTAACCCATGAGCGGAACAATTGAGATTAGTGAGGTTGGGATGACAGTCAATATGGCTGGTGGCGGGAAAATAGTTATCGGCAATTGGGGTGATGGCCCAGTAAATACAATAACCGCTCGGCCACCCCTTACCCCGGAAGAGGGGCTTTACGGTCACGGGCTATGTCTCCTGCCTGATGGATGGGAAGATCTAAGCGGTGATGGACACTGGCAACATCACCTCACTAAATCTTTGCGTCATCTTTGGCCGTCGTTCAGCAGGGAACAGAAGATGGCTATCGCTTACTCCATCAGCGAACTGTCAGATGAGCTGACGAACACCGCATACGAAGGCTCCAGGTAAAAACACATCTGCGCATCGCACGCGCACATCGAAGAAAGTCTTTCAGCTGTGAGCCTGGGCAAACCGTTAACTTTCGGCGGATTTGCCGTGCGACAGGCTCACGTCTAAAAGGAAAATTAAAATGTCAGAACCTTCAATCGTCCCTTACGTAAAAACCACTCCCAAACCTTTTGGTGTGGACGTCGAATGGAAATGGCCGGGTGGCTGCGCGGTGCTAGAACTGCAATGCCTTCATGAAGATGGCCGACTTATGAAAAAACGCATCTTCTGGCCAGCTACCGTATGCCTTATTTCCGGCCTCAAAGCTGGTGAGAGATTGCAGGTGCGCCTGCGTCCAATTGCAGAAGATGGCTCAGCACGAGATTGGCGAGCCGGTGACTGGATCGAAGGGGTTTCTTCTGTCGATGTCGGAGAAATTGTAGAGGCGCTGGACGAAGAGATCCGTAACAGCTGCGCACTTCATGGCCTTAAAGGTGGCTGGTTTGTCGATAAAACCGGCAAGGCTTACATCCACGAAGCGCTGATTGGCGATGGCGTAGTGTCTCAAAACTACAGCGTTAAATTAAACGTCGCCGGCAAAGGCAAGCCGCACGAAGCTGGCATGACCCTCGGTGTTGAAGGTGAGCATAGCAAGGTTGAGTTTCTGGCCGATCGCTTTAAGGTACATGAAGCCGCTTCATCCATCATCGAGAACGCCGTCGCAACAAGCGCGAAGACGAAGATTAGGCTTGGCGATGAAATGAAACAGGCCATCATTGATGCCGTGCGTGAAAGCGATTTGTTCGCAGCCCTCCAGGCAAAGATTGATGCGCAGACAGCTTCAGTAGTTGGCCTGCAACAGGCGATGCACGAAGCGGTGAACGATGCTCTCCTCAATGCGCTCAAGCCAGGCGGTCTGCTGTACAAACGATAACCCCCCATCACGCACTCGAATATTCAACCCGCTACGGCGGGTTTTTCTTTTCTAAGGAACCGAAATGACTAAGTTCTCACTCATCCCCACTCCTACATTTTCTGTGACCGCGAGCATTCCGCGCGCTGGCGCCGAAGACGGCAAACTGACTTTCACTTTCCGCCATAAGACACTGGAAGAGCTGCGCTCTATGGACGAAAAGCTGCAAAAGTCCGCTGAAGGTAAAAAGGGTGCTATCGAGCCGCAGGCCGACTACCTCATGGAAATTGTCGAGGGGTGGGCACTACCTGACGAGTTCACCCGCGACAACGTTATTGTCCTTCTTCAGAACTACCCGCGCGCGTTCGACAGCATCGGTCTGGCCTACACCAAAGAGCTGATGGGTATCCGCGAAAAAAACTGAGGCAGGTCGCCGCAGCGTTGTATACGCCGGGGCCGACTCTCGCGGAGCTGAGCGCTTTTGGTTTGACGCCTGAGGACGTGGAGGAAGAGGTGGGGATCCTGCCATCCATATGGGAGGCCTTTACTGTCTTCTCCGCCCTGGCGACCCAATGGCGCGTAGGCGCGAGCGGTGCGACCGGTCTTGATTACAACGTTCTCCCCTGGATGTTCGAGTTACACGGGGTTGAGGATGCGGCGGCCTGCATGGCTGACCTTCAGATTATGGAAAGCGAGGCTCTCAAGGTAATGCATAAGGAGACGAAATAATGACAGACCAGATCGCCTCGATTACTTTGCGGGCCGATGTTTCTGACCTGAAAACAGCCAGCAACGAACTGGATAAACTCGGCCAGGCGGCGGCCGGTGCTGTAGATAAAGCAGATGATCTGAATAGCGTGTTTCGCGCTGGCGCTGAATCTGCGAAGCAAGGCAGTGAAGGTCTCAAGGAGCAGCAGAACGCGCTCAAAGGGCTGCTGGAGAATATCGACCCGGTTACCAAAGCCTTAAACCGGCTGGATGAGCAGCAAGAATCGCTGCGGAAATTCCAGGCCAAAGGTTTCCTGGATACCGATACCTTCCAGGCTTACAACAAAATCCTGGATGACACCCGCCTCAAGCTGACCGACACCGGAGAAGCCGCGGCGCGTGCTCAGGCCGAATTAGCCGCTACCCAGGCGGCAGAGAAGCAGTCCGCAGCGTTAAAGAATCTCCTGGGTTCCATCGACCCGACAATCCGTGCGTTCAACTCACTGGATGAACAGCACGCACAGCTGGTGGCCCATTTTGAAGCAGGCCGCATTAACGGCGCGCAGTTCGAGCACTTCAACACAATCCTTAACCAGACGCGTGAGCGCCTCTCTGGTGTCGCTGACATACTGCCAGAGGCGCTATCCCGGCAGGAAACTGCTGCCCGTCGTGCTGGAATTTCCGTTGGCCAGTACAGCGCCGCGCTGCGCACTCTGCCGGCGCAGTTCACCGATATCGCGACACAGCTGGCTGGAGGCCAATCCCCTTTCCTGATCTTGCTCCAGCAAGGCGGGCAAATTAAGGATTCTTTTGGTGGATTAGGCCCAATGCTCCAGGCTTTGCGGGACGCATTGTTTGGGTTTAACGAAGAGAGCAGAGAAACATCCGAGTCGGCAGCAGGCATTAGTGACGCTGCTGAAGGACTTAACAACACCAGTGAGGCAGCGGAGAAGCTGGGGCGGGCGGGTGGCCTGTTAAATACCTTTAACCTTGCGATTGCTGGCTCGGTGGGTTTGCTGGCTCTTCTGGCTGGGGCTGCCTACAGTTCATCCCAGCAGTTCGACAATGTTGCCAGATCGCTCATTTTGATGGGCGGGGCTGGCTTTTCCTCCATGCAGCAACTGAACGACGCGGCAAAAGATGTTGCTGATAACGCTGGTGCTTCTTTGGCTGAGTCTGTTGATACCCTGGTCCAACTAAACGACACCGGGAAGTATACCGCCGACCAGATGACCAAAATTGCCAAATCCATTCTGGCTATGGGTGATGCAGGGCTGGATACGAAGGCTGCGCTGGCGGATTTTTCACGACTGGCAAACGATCCTATTAAAGCCCTGGCGAGCTTGAACCAGCAATATGGCTTTGTTGATGAAGCCATGATGAAGCACCTCATTACCCTGGAGAAAACGAAGGGGAAAACAGCAGCGGCAAACGAAGCTATAACGCTTTTTGCCGACACCATGGAGGATCGCAGTAATAAAATTGTAGAGGCTACCGATAATATCGGGCAGGCGTGGAACGGGCTTAAAGCTTTCTCCTCCGACATTTTCGGTCAAATCGGGGTTACCGTGCGCGCCTGGGGAAACCAGATCATCGATATCTTCGAACTTGTTAAAGCTTCGATTAAAGACCTCTTCCTCAACATTACTTCACTGGACGCCAAATTCACCGGCACTATTGCTGGCTGGGCTGAAAAAATCCCTGGTGGCGGGGCGCTGGCTAATTTTCTTGGCATGGATGTAGAGGCCATGAAAAAGGCCGGGGATGAAGCGGACAAAGAAATTGAGGCGAATAAAAAACGCTATAACGAACTTTGGAAGCGCGTCACTGCGCCTAACGCACAGGCAAACTATGAGGCTGAAGCGCGAGGGGCCAACGTAAAAGGCGATGGCGGAACAAGTCGAGAATCGAGAGACGCAGTCTCTAAGCTTGCACAAGACTCAGCCAAAAAGACCAAAGAGGCGAAAGCCACTCTGGAAGCTGGCGATCGCACCCTGGAGAACTACCGCGCCCAGGCCAGAACGTTAACTGAAACGCTCGAGACCCTCCGGCAAACAGGCGAAACCCACGCTAAAAACACCGAGTTCAGTAAACAGCAATCTCGATTTGCTGAATTGGATGAGGCAGCCAAAACCCGCGCGCTGACTGCTCAGGAAAAATCTTTACTGTCGAGCCGTGAGGCGATTCTGAACGCCGCCAAGGTGGTTGATCAAAAGAACAAGGAAGTAGAGGCGCAGCAGAAGATTAACGGCCTGGCGCAGCAAGCGAATAAATACGTCACGCAGATGACGGAAAAAACCGATGCATTGCGTGATAGTGCAGGCCTCAGCAGTCGGCAAACGCAGCGCATGATGGAAGAGGCGCAGCTTCGCCAGGGCTGGCTCAACGGTGGCGGTAAGCTTGACGATGCCGGTTATAAAAAAGAACTGGCGGCTCTCAGGAAATATTATGCCGAAGAGGATAAATTACGGGGCGACTGGAAAGCAGGGGCTGTTGCTGGCTGGAATGAATATCTGGATGCCGCTACCAACACCTACGACGCAGTGAAGAACGTTGCCAGTTCCACGCTGACCGGCCTGAGCAACATGCTTACTGAGCTTATGACAACTGGCACAGCGTCAGTTAAAGAGTTCGGCAAATCTATGCTCAAGATGATCCTCGAGATAACCAACCAACTTATAGTGGCCTATACAGTACAGGCCGCGATGGGCTGGATAAGCGGTGGCAGTAAAGGCTGGGGCACACCAGGGGGATCATATGCTAACGCTGCTGCTGGCGTAACGTTCAATGCCAAAGGCGGCGTGTATGATTCATCCGGGTTAAGTAAGTATGTGAATGGCGTCTACGATTCTCCTCAATACTTCACGTTCCAGGGGGCGTCGAAGTTTGCCAAAGGTGGCGTCTTTGGAGAAGCTGGGCCGGAAGCTATTATGCCGTTAGCTAAAGATTCAGCAGGGCGGTTGGGAGTGCGTGCCCAGGGCGGTGGCGGTATGGCTCCGGTTATTAATACCACCGTTAACGTTGATGCTGGTGGTTCTGCAACTGCTCAGTCTTCCAGCTCAGGTGATGCTATGGGCCGTACCCTTGCTGATGAAATGCAGAACGCTGCGTTGCAGGTTATCCAGAAGCACCTTAAGCCTGGAGGCATGATCTACAACTTCAGTAAAGGCAGGTAGTGTTTGCGTCGTCCCCTGGTTAATATGATGAAAACCATAAAAATCAGGGGATGATTGTGTTAAAAAAAATCTTTAAGAAGATCTTAAGAACCATTGGACTATTACTGCTTCTGATTGTAGTGATTATTGTTGCAGCGCTGGTTAACAAACCTTCAGAACAAGAAAAGAAGCAAAAAGAAGCCAAGGAACTTACGGATAAAAAACTGGATGAGCTTCGCGATGCCTGTGAAGCTTACGTAAGGATGTCAGTCATTAACAAAAGCACCCTGGATATGTCGGTGTTTGGCTCGAACAGATGGCTCGGTGACGACGGTAAGTTTTACGCCACGCAGGAGTTTAGCGCCAAAAATAAATTTGGTCTTGAGCAGAAATTCAGGGCTGAATGTATTGAAGACAAGGATGGGAAGACTGATTACCGGCTTGTAGAAATGAATGGAAGTTAAACCAAAATGGTTTGATATCTTTCCCTCCCATGCTTTCAACCAATATTAAGCCTCGCACATGCGGGGCTTTTTTTATGGAGTAAATATGGCAGTTGAAACATATAGCTGGCGCTCTCAGCTCGGTGCTGGCGCGATTGAATATAGCCAGACGGTGCGCGCGGCGCAGTTCGGCGATGGCTATGAGCAGGTGGCTGAGAATGGCATCAACTCCACAGCCATTCAGGTGCCGATGAAGCATACAGGAGCAGAGGCTGAGGTTGATGCAGTCCGTGATTTCCTCCTGGCTCATACCGTGAAGGCCTTCATCATCACGCCGCCGGGAGAAGAGAAGGGGCTTTACCGTGTAGTCGCAGATTCTGTGCGGAAAAATCAGATCAGCAGCAAATTCGCTGAGCTGACATTCACTATCAAACGGGCTTATGGGGTGTATGCATAATGGCATTAGTCGATCAGGCGGCAATGCTGGCGCCGGGTGGCAGGGTCCGCCTGGTTGAAGTTGACGCCTCAGAGTTCAGTGGCGGGATCCACCGATTCCACTACGCACCTTTCCCCCATACACCCGAAGAGATCGATGTTGCCAATGGAGATGAACAAAAGCTTGGACCCAAGCCAATCGTCTTCGGAGGCAACACCTACGATTTTTGGCCGTTTCAGGTTTCAGGCCTGGAGCTTTCAACAGACCAGGCGGCGGAGCCCACCCTCAGCGTCTCAAACCTTGACGGCCATATCACTGCGCTGTGCCTGCAATTTAAGGACATGGTTAACGCCAAAGTGGGCATTATCGATACCTATGCGGTCTATCTCGATGCTGTGAATTACCATGGTGGCGTAAACCCTGCAGCTGACTCGTCAATGTTCACCCTTCAGACTTTCTGGCTTGACACCAAAACCTCCGAAGACGACGAAGTGGTTTCATGGTCACTCAGTAGCCCCGCAGACTTGCAGGGGCTTGTTATCCCAACCAGACAAATCACCTCGCTCTGCGAATGGGCGCTACGCGGGCAGTACCGGAGCGGCGATGGATGCACCTATAACGGCACTGCGTATTTCGACGCTAAAGGGAATCAGGTATCAGATCCTGCCCTTGATGTGTGTGGTGGTTGCCTCAGTGACTGCCGTAAACGATTTGGCGCTGACCTGGCAGACCCTGACGCGGCCATCCTCGATTTCGGCGGTTTCCCGGCCACAGTACTTTTCACGCGATAACCGGACATCTCAATGAACAAAACCATAATGGCAGCTATCCGGGCGCATGCACTGGAGGAATCCCCGCGTGAGTGCTGTGGCTTCGTTATTCAGTCTGGCCGTCGCCAGCGCTACATTCCCGTGCCGAATACGCACGAAAATCCGACAGAACATTTTCGCATCGACGGCGAGCACTGGGCTAACGCCGAAGATATCGGGACGATTATTCGCGTCATCCACTCCCACCCTGGCGACGGTGCCCGGCCTATTCCGTCCGATCTGGACCGACAACAGTGCAATAACTCCGGCGTGATATGGGGTATTTACGCTCCGGACAGCGATGAATACGCCGAGATAATGCCGGAGGCGGTGCCACTTATTGGGCGTCCGTTTATCCTGGGCTCGAATGACTGCTGGGGGCTGATTATGGACTGGCATGCCATCCAGGGCGTCACGCTGAACGATTTTCGCGTCGATTACCCATGGTGGGAAAGCCAGTACCCCGACAATCTCTATTTCGAAAACTGGGAGCGGGAAGGGTTCGCTGAGTGCGATCCGGCACCAGGCTGTATGGTCATCATGCAGGTTGAATCCGATAAGTGGAACCATGCGGGCATCATCACTGAAGAGGGAGAACTGCTCCATCACCTTTACGGCCAGCCTTCATGTATTACCCCGTATGCCCGAGGCTATTTCAAAGACCGCACGATGATCTGCGTTCGTCACAAAGACCTGCCACAGGAGATAAAGCCATGGCGCGTTTAACCACTATTCGTCTGTATGGCGCACTGGGCGCCAGGTTCGGGCGCGTGCACAAACTGGCAGTGCAGACATCTGCCGAAGCGGTCAAAGCCCTGTGTATCAACTTCGATGGGCTGGAAGACTATCTGATGAATGCCAAAAAAAATGGCATGACCTTCGCGGTGTTTCGCGGTAAGCGCAACATAGGCGTGCAGGACTTCCAGGAGCTGGCAGGCGATAGCGATATTCGCATAGCGCCAGTTATGGAAGGGGCGAAGAAGGCCGGCATGTTCCAGACAATCCTCGGCGCCGTGATGGTTGTTGCTGGTGTTATTACTGGAGTGGCAACCGGCTGGACGGGCGCAGGTTTGACATTTGGGGCCGGACTTATCATGTCGGGCGCGTCAATGATGGCGGGCGGTATTTACCAGATGCTTTCGCCCCAGCCCAAAGGGTTACAGGGTCGCGATGACCCGGACAACAAGCCCAGTTATGCCTTCGGCGGCGCGGTTAACTCTTTGGCGATGGGTAATCCGGTCCCGCTGCTGTACGGCGAGCGCGAGATTGGCGGCGGGATCATCAGTGCCGGCATCGTCGCCGAAGACATTTAATATTTCCTTCTCTGACCAATAAGCACCCAATCGGGTGCTTTTTTTATGGACGCAATATGGAAACCATCACTGGTGCAAAAGGTGGCAGTCAGAAGCAACACACGCCCGTTGAACAGCCAGATTCAGCACAGTCCATGGCGCGCTGCCGCATGTTGCTGGCGCTCGGTGAAGGTGAGTTTGCTGGTGGCCTGGATGCGACCCGGATATTCCTGGACGGTACGCCGCTGGGAAACTCAGACGGAACGATGAACTTTGAAAACGTTTCCTGGGAATTTCGGCCAGGAACACAGACCCAGACGCCGATTCCGGGTTTCCCCGCAGTGGAGAACGAAACTACAGTCGGCGTATCGCTGACAAAAGCCACGCCCTGGACGCGCGCGCTGAGCAACACCCAGATTGACGCTGTGCTAGTTCGCATTGGTATTCCGGGTTTGCAGCAGCAGGAAAACGACGCGGATATTGTCGGCACTACCGTAAAGTACCATATCGATCTTGCTGTAGATGGTGGTGCGTTCTCTACGGTCATGACAAGAACTGTCACAGAGAAACTCAGTTCGCTCTATGAACTAACCCACCGTATTAATCTTCCCAAAGCCAGCACTGGCTGGCAAATTCGCGTGGTACGCGACACTGACGACAGCACCAGTCAGATGTTACAGAATAAAACGCAGGTACAGGCAATCACTGAGGTGATTGATGCGCGCCTGCGCTATCCCCATACGGCGCTGCTGTATGTGTCGTTCAACGCCAAATCGTTCAACAATATCCCGAAGGTTTCCTGTAAACCTAAGGGGCGCATTATCCGCATCCCTTCGAATTACGATCCGATAGCCCGAACCTATAGCGGCACATGGGACGGGACGTTTAAGTGGGGCTGGACGAATAACCCAGCATGGATCTGGTTCGATGTGCTCACTGAGCCGCGTTTCGGACTTGGCCGCCGCGTGACGCCAGAAATGCTCGATAAATGGGAGCTTTATCGCATAGCGCAGCGCTGTGATCAGCTTGTACCAGATGGAAAAGGCGGTAGCGGCACAGAGCCGCGCTTCATGTTTGACGTGTACATTCAGGCGCAGGCCGACGCCTGGCAGGTGATCAAGGATATCGCCGCAGGCTTTAACGGCATGACGTTCTGGGGAAACAACATGTTCAATGTTGTCTCAGACATGCCGGCGGACACGTCGAAGCTTCAGATACTGACGCGCGCCTCGGTAGTGGGTAAACCGGTCTACTCGAGCGGCAGTGAGAAAACCCGCTTTTCAAGCGCGCTGATCAACTTCAGCGACCCGGATAACCATTATCAGGACCGCACCACGGCGGTTATGTTTCCGGACCTGGTTAAACAATTCAAGTTTAAGCAGACGCAAATCACTGCGATCGGCTGTACCCGCGAGAGTGAGGCTCAGCGCCGTGGCGGGTGGGCTGTGTACTCCAACTCACTTGACCGGATTATCACGCTACAGACCGGGCTTGATGGCTATGTCTACGTGCCGGGCACCGTGTTTGCATTTGCCGACGAACGCCTTTCAGGACGTGTTTATGGCGGGCGTATAACCGGATATAACGCCGGGTTGAAAGCTGTGACAACCGATCGTGGTACCAGTGCCGTTGCGGGTGACACACTGATGATCCGCACACGGGGCGGTACCGTTGAAAGCAGGGTGATCCAGGCCGTAAACGGCACGCAGCTGGTGGTCGCCACACCTTTCACGGCAGAGCCGTTACCCAATGCTGTATTCGTCATTGATGCCGGGCAGTTACGCCTGCAATACTTCCGCGTTACGAACCTGAGATTTGATGATGAAGAAAACACCTTCACAATCACCGGGGCCGAATATAACGCATCAAAATATGATGCGGTCGACAACAATGCCCGCCTGGACACGCCGCCAATCAGTCTGATACCAACCGGCCTCGTAAACCAGCCGACCAACATCGCGGTAGCGAGCTATGACGCAGTGCGCCAGGGGCAGCGAGTGGCTACCCTGACGGCATCCTGGGATGCGCCGGTCGACAAGAACGGCAAACCACAGGCGGATGTCATAGCCTATCGGGTGCAGTGGAAGCGCGGCGACAATGAGTGGGTTAACGTACCGGAGACCGGTCTTCGCAATATCGAAGTGCCTGGCATTTTCGAGGGTGATTATCTGGTCCGTGTACGCGCGATCAACTCCGGCGGTGCGTCGAGTCTCTGGGCAACTTCCGCGATTACACACCTGAAGGGACGCGCGGGTGATGTACCCAAACCTGTCGGGCTTAAAGCCTCCGAAGACGTCGTATTCGGAATTAACGTCACCTGGGGATTCCCGGCGAATACCGGCGACACCCTGAGCACTGAGCTGCAATACAGCATTGCCGCTGACGGTTCGAATCCGATGCTTTTGGCATCTGTACCGTATCCGCAGAAACTTTATCAGCAGATGGGGCTGAAGGCAGGGCAGGAATTCTGGTACCAGGCACGGCTTGTTGACAGGATCGGGAATCAGAGCGGATGGACCGACTGGGTGCGAGGACAGGCCAGCATCGACGTTTCCGATATCACCGATGCAATCCTGGAGGACATCAAAAGTTCTGAAGTCTTCAAGGACCTAATTGAGGATGCAGTAGCCAGCAGCGAGAAACTGGCCGAACTTTCTGACGCGATTAAGAAGAACGCCGATGGTCTGGCTGCAGCAGTAGGTTCGAATAAGCAGACAGCAGAAGCAATCATTGGCAACGCCCTGGCTATTGCTGATGTTGTTGTGCGCCAGACTGCGCAGCAGGGGGCTAACTCTGCGAAATTCGAACAGCTCCGGGAGGTGATCGCCACTGAGACGGAAGCGCGCGTCACGGATGTTACTCGCCTTGAGGCAAAAACTGCCCAGAATGAAGCGGGTATTACTGATGTTCGCCAGGCGTTAGCAACGGAAACTGAAGCTCGCGCTTCTGCGGTAAGTCAATTGACGGCTGCCACTCAGGTCGCATCTGACAAAGCTGATTCAGCAGCTGCTGTAGGTGCTCAGAATACAGCATCAATCACTGACCTTAGCCAGGTTGTCACGGACCTCGATTCCTCAATGGCATCACGCCTGGAAGAGCTGGGTGCACAAACTGATAAGGCCAGCGGCGGTATTCAGAACAATGCTATCGCGCTGATCACCAGTACGCTCGCGCAGGTTAACCAGCGTAACCTTCTGAGCGTGCAATATGGTGATAACAAAGCCGGTATTGAGCGAGTCGACAATGTCATGGCAGATGCAAGTAAAGCTGTCGCTGAGTCGCTGCGCGCTTTGGATTCCAGCACCGGTG